CCCGGATTTTTGCACGTCCGAAATGGGTTTAGGGAGGGGTATGGCAGCGCCGTCACTACCTAACGCCCTCTGGCCCGCCGACTCCGTCGAACGCTGGCCGCTCGCGCGGCTGATTCCCTACGCACGCAACGCCCGCACCCACTCACCCGAGCAGGTGAAGCAAATTGCCGCCTCGATGCGAGAGTGGGGCTGGACCATTCCAGTGCTCGCCGATGAGCAGGGCGGCATCATCGCGGGTCACGGTCGCGTGATGGCCGCCGAGCTCAACAACTACGTCGAGGCTCCGGTGATGATTGCGCGCGGGTGGTCGGAGTCGAAGAAACGCGCTTACGTGCTGGCGGATAACAAGCTCGCGCTAAATGCCGGCTGGAACGAAGAACTCTTGGGCGTCGAGTTGATCGACCTGCGCGATGCCGGATGCAACCTCGCGCTGGTCGGGTTTGAAGCCACCGAGTTGAATGACCTGATGCGCGAGGTGGGTGACGCGAACCTGCCGGTGCTGCCCGAGGGCGACCGTGCGCCGTACCAGCAAGTGACCTTCACCCTCCATGACGACCAAGCCGAGATCGTGAAAGCCGCACTAGTCGCAGCGAAAGAAGTGGGACCGTTCCCTGGTTCGTTGAACGAGAATTCGAACGGCAATGCGATCACCAGAGTTTGCGAGAGGTACCTTGGGCGCGAATGAATCATTGGGGCTGCACGTGGATGTAAGCCGATTCCAATTGAACACCACAACCGGCGTGCGGATCGTGACGATTGGGTCCGATGGCCGCGTGGATGTAAACCCGAGGTTCGCGACCGATGAGGCCGCCAGCGCCTTCTGGGATGCGGTGCGCGAAATGGCGCCACCCAGATTCAGGCAACTCGAAACTGGCGGCACGTATGTGCTCGAATTCGACCACGTGTTGCGGAACGAGCAGGTCCAGGAAATCCGCGAGCACATCGCCCGGCAAAACCTGAAGGTGGACATACTCATTGTAGAGGCCGGTGGCCACTTGAGGAAGTGCGATGGCGACCGCTAAAGATTTGCGCGTGGCTCCTATCACCCGGCAGGACGCCGACCGAGTGGTTAAGAAACTGCACTACTCGGGCAAGGTGGTCAACAACTCGCAATTACACCTGGGAGTATTTCTCGGTACCCGCTTGGAGGGCGCGATGCAATTCGGTCCGTCGCTCGACCGGCGGAAGCTGCTCGGTCTGGTTTCGGGCACCGAGTGGAACGGCTTTCTGGAATTGAACCGCATGGCGTTCAGCGACAACCTGCCGCGCAATTCCGAGAGCCGTGCGATTGCCGTGGCGATGCGGCTGCTTCGGAGGCAGTTCCCGCAAGTCGAATGGGTGGTGTCCTTCGCGGATGCCACCCAGTGCGGCGATGGCACCATCTACCGCGCGAGCGGCTTTGTGTTGACCGGCATCCGCGCCAACAAAACAATCTGGGGCGCGCCCGATGGCGAGCTAATCACCGATGTCGGCGTGCGCACCAGCATGAAGAAGATTCAGACCTTCTCCAAAGTCGGCCTGACCTGCGGCGGCGCCGGAGTCGAAATGGCGCGGGCCGCAGGCATCGCGGCTGCATCGGGCGAGGACATGGCGTACAAAGGCGGCGCAGGCATGACTCGGTATCGGGCCGCCGGATTCAAGCCGCTCGAAGGCTACCAGCTTCGGTACCTGTACTTCGTCAACCCTGCGGCCCGTGCGAGGTTGACCGTGCCGGTGCTTCCATTCAGCGAGATTCGTAAAGTGGGCGCGGCGATGTATCGCGGCGTCCGCGACCCGAGACGTGGCGACATGCCAGAGGGCGGCAGTAACCACCGGGCACCGGCTGGCGAAGGCCAAGTGCCGCCCACATCGAGCGTCGGAAGTGACCCGGCGGGCACGGCAACAGTCCATGTTGCAGAGGGCGGTTCGACTCCGACCCCGACGCTCCAGGAAACCAGATGACCGGTCGCAAAGCCAAACCCACCCAACTGAAGATTCTGCGGATGACCGCCAAGCGCGCCGAGAAACTGGTCAAGAAAATGACGCCCGCGCCCGGGCCGCTGATCGAAGCGCCCGACTGGTTGAGCGCAGACCAGAAGGCCGACTGGTCGTACGCTATCGAGAACGCGCCGCGCGATGTCCTGCGCCGCATCGACAAGGCGGTGCTCGCGGGGTTCATCATCGCGCAGGACACCCACCGCAAGGCCGCCCGCGCGATGGCGCAATCGCAACTCCTGGTCCGAAGCCCGAAGCTGGAACTGCCGATTCAGAACCCGTACCTGCCTATCGTCAACCGGCAAATGATGCTCATGATTCGGGCCGCAGCCGAGCTCGGATTCACGCCGTGCAGCCGCGCCCGTATCGACGCGGGCAACCTGCCGATATCGCCCGTCAATGATTGGGAGGACGTCGCCTCCGGTTAGCCGACCATGCCAACCGCCACGCGCACATATCCGAATGTAGCGCGGGCGGTGGAGTATGCCGAGGGAGTGATCGCAGGCAAGATCCTCGCGTGCCGGTGGGTGCGCCTCGCCTGCGAGCGACATGTCGCGGACCTCGAACGGTGGAAGGGTCCGAGCGCCCCGTTCTACTTCGACGCCAAGGCCGCCGACCGGGTCTGCGATATCATCCAGCACTTTCCGCATATCAAGGGAGATTGGGCGATGAACCGCCAGCGGCTCGAACTCGAACCCTGGCAGTGCTTCATTGTGGCGGTGGTGTTCGGGTGGAAGGTGACGGCAACCAAAACACGGAGATTCCGTTTCGCCTACGTTGAGGTGCCGCGCAAAAACGCGAAGTCCACACTGACCAGCGCGCTCGGTAATTATCTCGTCGCCTGCGATGGCGAGGAGGGAGCCTACGTCGTAAGCGCCGCCAATACGCGCGACCAAGCCAAAATCGTTTTTACCGATGCCCAGCACATGGCCCGGCGTGAGGACGGATTCCGTAACCGATTCGGAGTCGAAGTCCTGGCGCACGTCATTGCGGTGCCGGGCAGCGCGTCGAAGTTCGAAGCATTGAGCGCGGAGTACTCCAACCTGGACGGGTTGAATCTGCACGCGGCGCTCGTTGACGAATTGCACGCGCATCCAACCCGCGGCCTTTGGGACGTGCTCACCACCGCGACCGGCTCGCGTGCGCAATCACTGATATGGGCCATAACGACCGCCGGGCTGAATCGCGCCTCGGTCTGCTACGACCAGCGCTCGCACGTCACGGAGATACTGAACGGGCTGGTAAAAGACGAATCGTATTTCGGAATCATCTATACCCTCGATGACGGCGACGATCCGTGGGTCGAAGAATCCTGGATCAAATGCAATCCGAATTACGGAGTGTCGATTTATCCTGAACCCCTCCGCGCCGACGCGGCCCGCGCTCAGGTAATGCCATCGGAGCAAAACAATTTCCTAACCAAGCGGTGCGATGTATGGGTCAATGCGGCCACCGCATGGTTGCCCGCCGGATCGTGGGACCGGTGCGCGGACCCGGCGCTCGACCTCGAAGACTTCGCGCGGCAGTCCTGCTTCATCGGCGTCGATCTAGCGCGGCGGTCGGACATCACGGCCATGATGATTTGCTTCCCGCCACGCGCGGGCCGCGACTGGTGGGCCGTGTTCGGTCGGTACTACCTGCCGCAGCAGACCATCGCGCGGGCCGAGAATTCGCACTATCAGGGGTGGGAGGTGGCAGGCCGCCTGATCGAAACGCCCGGCGTGATTACGGATTTCGATTACATCATCAACGACCTTGCCGAAATCGCTACCCGCTTCCACGTGGTGGAAATCGCCTTCGATCCGTACGACGCCTCGCCTGTGTATGCCTCGCTGGAGAAGCGCGGCATCACGGTGCCCAAGGTGGATGTACGGCAGACGCCCGCCAATATGTCGCCCGCGATGGTCGAGATGGAAGGCCTGGTGCTTTCCAAGCGCATCCGGCACGATGGCGACCCGGTGCTCGGCTGGATGGTGTCAAACGTCCGGTGCCGCCGAGGCGCGGGCGACCTGATCCAACCAGAGAAGGACGCGGAAAACAAAAAGATCGACGGCGTTACCGCGCTCATGATGTGCCTCAATCGCGCGCTCCGCCGCGACCAACCGGCGCTCGGCAGAGTGCGCGTGATCTCGATGGAGGACGAATAGGATGTTTAGCGGCCTTCTGCAAAACATCGGCTCGGGCTGGTCGCGATGGCGGGCGGCGCGCCGGTTCGGCAAGGGCGGAGGCAGCGCCGTCACCGACTCGGGCGGCATCATCGCGCCGCCCGGCGACGTGACCACAGCGCTCCAATCCTCGGCGGTCTGGGGCTGCTGCCGCGTCATCTCCGAGGCGGTTAGCGCGCTGCCCGCGCACGTCTACGAGGAAACCGAAGACGGCAAGGTCAAGGCGCTGAAGCATCCGTACTATCGAATGCTCACCCTGCAGCCCAATCCGCTGATGACGATGGTGCAGTGGCGCCAGACCACCGTTCTGCATTTGATGCTCTACGGCAATGCGTACTCCCTGCCCGAATATTTAGACGGCGAGGTCATCGCGCTGTGGCCCATTTCGCCAGAGCGCGTGCGGATCGCGATGCAGAAGGGCGGCGCGTACGTGTATCGCGTCACCGACCCTCTCGGACACGTGCAGGAATTCGCGCCGCTGGAGTTGCTGCACTTCCGGCTGTTCTCGCTCGACGGCATCGTGGGCCTGTCGCCGATTGAATACCACCGCACCACCTTCGATATCGAAGGCGCGGCGCGCATGTATGCGCTCGGCCTGTTGCTCAACGGCGGGCGGCCATCGGGCGTCCTGGAGTATCCGGGCAATATGGGTCCGGAGCAAATCGCCGACATCCGAGCCAGTTGGAAGGTGGTGCATGGCGGGCCGCAGAACGCAGGCAATATCGTGGTGCTCGAAGGCGGCACCAAGTATCAGGCGCTCGGCATTCCACCGGAACAACTCGAGTTCATCGCGCAGCAGAAATTCTCGGTCGAGCAAATCGCGCGCATCTATGGCGTGCCGCCGCACCTCGTGGGCGCGAACGACAAACCGACCTACGCGTCGGTGGAACAGCAGTCGCTCGAATTCGTGCAGTACACGCTGCAACCGATCGTCACCAACCTGGAGCGGACCATCCAGACGGTGCTGCTCGAAGGCGCATTTTTCTACAAGCTCAACCTCGCGGCCTTCGAGCGCAGCGACATCAAGACCCGGTATGCCGCGTACGCCACCGGTCGGCAGTGGGGTTGGCTTTCGGTCAACGATATTCGCGCGCTGGAGGATATGAACCGCATCGGCCCGGAAGGCGACGTATATCTCCAGCCGCTCAACATGATTCCGGCAACCGCCGGGCAGGAGAACCCCGATGGAATACAAAGCGTTCCCGTTGCTTGAGTGCAAGAGCGAAGGCTCCGGACGGTTCACCGGATATGCCGCCGCGTTCACCAAGGACGCATACGGCGACCAGATCCTACCGGGCGCGTTCGCGCGCACGATCAAGAAGCAGAAGGGCAAAATTCCGATCTTCCTGAACCACGACCCGTCGAGCCAGATTGGCTACTCGACCGAACTGGTGGAGGATGCGAAGGGTCTGTATATCGACGCCCTGCTCTGTCTCGAATCGAGCAAGGGCGCGGATGCGTACGCGCTGCTGCAAACCGCGAAGACCATCGACTACCGCATGGGCCTCTCTATCGGGTTCATCGCCGAGGACGTGGACTTCGACGAGAAGACCGAAACGCGTACGGTGAAGGTGATCGACCTGTGGGAAACCAGCATCACGCCGTTTCCGGCCAACCGCAACGCGCGGGTCGAGTCGGTCAAATCAATTCGCAATGTCGAGCAAATCCTGCGAGACGTAGGAGGTTGCTCGAAGGAGGGAGCCAAGCGCACGCTTGCGTGTCTCCAGCCTTACCTTTCCGCCGATGCGGACGGGAACCAGCCAAACACCGAGCGGGACGCCCGGTTGCTGCGGCGAGCAGACCAGTCGCGCCTGTGCAACGCACTACGCGCAGCCATAGGAGGGTAACCAATGGCGCCCACGCTAGACCCCGAAGTCGTCACAGAAATGAAGTCGATCCTCGCCGAGCATGAAGGCGTGCTCGCAAAGAAGTTTGTCACCCAGGACGAAGCCGCCGCAAGCGTCAAGGCGGTCGAAGGAAAGATCACCGACCTTCTGACCGCCCAGGAAACCAAGCTCGACGCGAAGCTCGACGCCAAACTGAAAGAGGAGCGCACCGCCTCCGAGCGCCGCATCAAGGAATTGAGCGCCCGGGCGCCCGGCATTGTCTCGGGCGCAGCCGCGCTCGAAGAGTACCGCTCGCTCGGCAGCCGGTTTGTCGAAACCGCGGAATACAAAACCTGGGCCGCAGGCGACCAGCGCAGCCGCACGCGCTTGCAGCTTACGGTCAAGGGGCGCATCCGCCAACCGCTCGAAGTCCGCGTAGCGGGCACCATCACCGAACCGAGTTCCGGCTTCCCCATTGTGCCCACTCGCGTCGGATACTTCGCGCCGCCGGTGCTTCCGATGGTCATGCGCGACCTGCTGACCGTGGTCAATCTCAGCAGCGGCAACGCGATTGAGTACGTGCTCACGACCTGGAACTATGCCGCCGATTATCAAATCGCCGAAGGCGACAAGAAGGCGCAGGGCGACGTCACGTACCAGGACAAGAGCGCGATGGTTCGCACCATCGCTTGGTACATCAAGGTATCGCGGCAAATGCTCGCCGATGCGCCGTACTTCGCGGCGACCATCGATAGCCAATTGCTCTACGGCGTGGCCAAGAAAGAGGACCACGAGATTCTGCACGGCGACGGCGCGGCGGGCCATCTGCTCGGAATCCTGCCGCAGGCGACCGCGCTTCCGGCAGATGTGCTGGCGGGCATTCTCTACAGTCCAGACCAGATCTTGGCGGCCATCGCATACCTGGGTTCGCTCGGCCACATCACCACCGCCATCGTGCTCAACCCGGTGGATTGGGCCGCGATGCAGATCACCAAGACCGCGCAGGGAATCTACGTCCTGGGCGGGCCGCCCTCGGCGAATGCCGCCGCGACCCTATGGGGTCGGCCCGTGGTGACCACTGCGGAAATGACCGCAGGCACTTTCCTGGTCGGTGAGTTCCCGCCCAACGCTACGCTGTTCGACCGCGAGTCTCCCTCGGTCGATGTGGCTTATGAAAACGAGGACGACTTCGTGCGCAACCTCGTCACCATGCGCTGTGAGGAACGCATCGCGCTGGCCGTGTATCGCCCGCAGGCCTTTGTCAAAGGCGCGGTGGTTCCAACTGTAACGACCGGTGGAGCCCAGGCCCGCAGGGAGCCGGGTAAATGACCATCGTCGTCTTCCGCCGCGACTACCACAAGGACCGCGTCTTTTTCAGGCGCGGCCAACTGGCTCGCCTGGAGGACGCCGAAGCACAACGGCTAGTCGATATGGGCGTGGCCGATATTCGGCCCGCCCATGAACCCACCGAAACCAAGGAGGAGGCATGATTACCGTCCGTCTCGTTCTATTGGTCCTGGCGATCTTCGCCTTCGCGCTCGCCGCAGTCGGCATCGAGCCGCGCGCTCCCACCCGGTTCAACCTGGTGGCCGCCGGGCTGTTCTGCTGGGCGCTCTCGCTGGTCATGGTATGAGTCCTCCGCGCATCCCATATCACGGTCCGGTTGTGGTGGGCGCGCAGGACCGCGATAACTTCGTCCGGAATCTGATCACCATCCTGTATCCGGGGTGGTGGTTGGAACCGGCGTGGCCCACCGGACCGCCGGCGAAAGCGTCGGGCTCCATCAAGGACAAGGATCCGGTATTGACGCTGCCCGAGATCAAGCTGCACTGCCATATCGAACTCGACCAGACCGTGGAAGATCCACTGCTATCGGGGTTCGAGATGGCCGCCCGGCTGCATACGCAGCGGGTCCTGCGGCAGGACATAGACGCAAACGTGGGCGAAAACGTGAAGCAGGCGATGCTCCTGCTCATCGCGCACTGGTATCGCAACCGCGAGGCGGTGGTCGTCGGCACCGACAAAGCGACCGCGCTGCCGCTCGCGTTCCACGCGCTGCTCTCGACCGAGCGCGCCTTCCCGCCAGGAGTGTATTGACGTGGCGCGGATGCTGCCGGAAATCGACGCGGGCAGTTTGGACCGCAGAGTGACCCTGCTGCGGCCACTCTATAACGCGGTCGAAGACGAGATCACCGGGTGGGAGCCGGTTGCCGATATCTGGGCCGCCGTCCATCCGAACTTCGGCCAGGAGATCAACGAATCGGGCCGCACGGTCGCGAGCGTCCTGGTGCCGATTGTCATTCGTTACCGCACGGACATTGACGCCCGCTGGCGCATCCGCGACCGCGAGAAGGAATACGAGGTCAAGGCAAAGCTCGACATCGCCCGGCGGCACGTGCAATTGCATTTGAGTTGTGAGGAGGTCCTATGAAGACACCCGGCGAGCAGATCTGCGCCGCATTACTGGAGCGGCCCGAACGTCGCCGCTTCGACATCACGCTAGAGCGGAAGGCCGGTCCAGTTCTCACCGGACCCGCAACCACCGAATCTATCGAGCAAGTCGTGCCCGGTCCGGTGCTGCCGCTGCGGTTGCGGGCGCTCATCCCGGTCGGCCGCACGGTGGGGTCGGGCATCACCTACCTGCGCGAAACCTCGATCACTTCGAGTCCGGTCAAGCCGATTGCGGAGGGGGCGGTGAAACCATTGACCGACCTGACCTACGAGTCGCAGCAGAAGCCGGTCATCACCATTCCCGCGTACATGAAGATCTCGACGCAGGCGTGGGAAGACTTCGCCATGTTCCAGTCGTGGATTGACAGCCGGATGCTCTACGCGCTGTCGCTCGCCGAGGAAGCGCAATTGCTCAACGGCAACGGGGTCGCGCCGAATCTCGAAGGCCTCATGCTGGTGGCCATCGCCGCGCCCGCAGCGACCGGCGGCACAGGCCCGCCATTGCTCGACAATGTAGCGGCTGGCCTGGCCGCCGTCTATGGCCGCGACTACACGCCTGATGGCATCGTGGTAAATCCGGGCGATTTGGGAAAGACGCTGGCCGCTATGGGCGCGCCAGCGCTGATTTCGGGTCCGCTGACTCTCTGGGGTTTGCCTTTGGTGGTCTCGAAGGCGATGGCCTCGGGCAGCTATCTGGTCGGTCAGTTCAACCCGTACTGTCAGATCTTCGACCGCGAGGACGCGAAGGTCGATTTGGCCGACGAGAACCAAGACGATTTCGTCCGCAACCTGCTGACCATCCGCGCCGAGGAGCGGCTGGCCTTCGCCATCTACCAGCCGGGCGCATTCGCGAAAGGAACCTTCACGCCATGATTGACCTCTTTGCTGTTCCCCCGTCGATACAGGCTGTATTCGACGCAATGAATGCGGTGCTCGCCGAAGACCCCACGCGGGTTAACGTCAACTCTTCCGCGTCCAAAGATCCGAGTGGATCGAACGTAAGCATCACCATCGCCGATAAGTACGGGTCGAGCGCGACGTACTCGTTACGGATCACGACGGGCAGGGTGTTTCTCGAACCGCTGACCGGATCGCTCGGCCCAGGCGAAACGCTTCAGTTTGCCGCGACCACGCTCGACGCAAACGGCGCGCCGGTTCCCGCGACCGTCACCTGGACCCTGCAAGCGGGCGCGCTCGGCTCGGTCGATTCCAACGGCCTCTACACGGCGCCCGCGACCATCGCCTCGCCGGGCACGGATTTCCTCACCGCGACGGATGCGGCGGACGCGGCAGCCACCGCCTCGATTGCGCTGCACCCATGAAGAGCTACGGCAAAAGCACAGTCTCGACCAAGGGCAAGGCGATGCG